GTGTTGAACGTGGTGTCTTTGAACATCAACACTTTCACACACCTTAACCCTAATGAAACATCGTTGGTTGGCTGTGGAACGCATCAGCCAGGATTGCAAATCAAGTTGTTTTATATGGGACAGGATGTATTTGAATTCGTCACGTCCGAAATAGATAGGGACATACTGTCCAAGTTTAGTGAATACATACTGTCCACCGTATTATCATCCGAGCCGGTCAATTTCTCGGTATCTTTTAAAAATGGCATAGTAATAACAAACGATTCAAATAAGCCACAACAGTTTTATGTGAAGATAGTAAATAAAAATACTAATGAAATACTTTACGACGGTGAGTTTTTATCATCCGAAGTTTTCAGATTTAATTTGCAATATTACGTCGACTGTGCAGTTTTCATTTATGACATCTACGGAAACCAGGTGCATCAATGTGACGTTGATTTGTATAAAAAGGTTGTGGGAATATCGTTAAAGACGGATAAATTGGAGGACGTTTTATCGTGGATTCCGTATGTTGACGAATTTCAACGGGTTAAAAAGTGTAGTGTTGTTTGCAAATCCAAATATTCATCATTATTTGAGAAACAATATTCCGACATCCGATTTGTGGAATTGGAATCCGATGTTTGTTGTTTTGCAGAATTTTCCATCCAAACTTCCTCTCCTGTCGATGCATCCATTTCTCCAATAGATTATCGGACGGTATCGCCGTGGGAGTATGCAGCAAAATCGTTGGAATTGAATTGTTTGAGAATTCCAACAAAAATGTTTTCGCAAGCTGTTTCGGTTGGGATTTCAAACCCGATAGTTGTTATTTCTACCGATTCCGATTTGAAAGCGAAGTGTTGGAATAACAGTTCCGAATGGCAGTCGGTGGTTGATTGTTTATCTAAACGAGGGTTTTCCGTTGTGACGTTTGATGATAATGTGGCATTGGATAACACGATTCTGTTAAACGAGTCGGTTGAAAACAAAATAAATCTGTTGTCTCAATCTGTATTATACGTGGGTGTTAACTCTGAGATTGCACATTTGTCGATCGCATTGAACAAACCGTCCATTTTAATTGATGGTTTCTCAGGAAAACACAAGATTGTGGATTCCAACATACATTATGTTTCGAATGAACTGGTATGCAACGGATGTTTTTCTGATAAAACTACTACTTTTGATGCATCGGATTGGATGTGGTGTCCGAGACGACAGAATTTTGAGTGTAATAAAAGCATATCTGCAACCGATGTGATTATTAAAATAAATCAAGTTTTAGAATCAATGTCTATTTAACACTATGACAAACCCAACAAAAATAACTGACGAGGAATTGAACGCATTCGTTGAATTAAAAACCGAATTTCAAAAAATACTTCTCCAACTGGGAGAATTATATCTGGAGAAAATGGAGGCCGATTCGCTGATAAAACAATTATCGGATAAAGAATCTTCTCTCAGATCAAAAATAGAGGAAATGAAAACCGCCGAAGTTTCGTTGATGGATGGAATTTTGAAAAAGTATGGAGAAGGCGGATTGAACATAAAAACTGGAATATTCACGCCGGCATAAAAACGGGAATTTAGAAACCTATAAATATCCAACACTTTCAATTTTTGGACCATATTTATACTTAGTTTGTTAACGACGCCCATGATCGGTGCGTTATTTGTCAATAAATTAAGAGAATTTGAAAGGATTTTAATATGCCAATAACAGAAGGTGGAAAATTTAGCCCAACTGATAGGATTGTTTCTCCTGGCGTTTTTACGAGAGAGAATGATCTCTCAGGAATCGCACAGGGAGTTGCTGACATCGGCGGCGCAGTTGTTTCTCCGTTTCCAAAAGGACCAGCATTTTCACCAACTCTCGTTCGGTCAGTATCCGAACTCGAAGAAAAATTTGGTGTTTCTGATGGCGATTTTTACGGACCATACACGGCCAAAGAATATTTGAAAGAACGAGGTGTCGTCACTGTCTGCCGAGTAGGCGCATTGACTGGATACAAACAAAACTATCCGTTTGTAATATGGGCTATAAAAGGAACATATAACAGAAGCACATCAGCAGGAGTAATCAACTCCGGAAGTGCTTATACTCCAGGATGGACATCTACGAACTGGGTGCCGCAGATACCAGGATGGGCGCATGCAAAGCAGGCCCGTTGGAGTGGAACGCCAAGCGGATCGGGAACAACATGGTCTGGATCAGCACAACTCTTTTTATCATCCATTTCGTTGCCACTGGCAGGAACAGCAGCAAGTGCTCCTACCACGGGAGATAACTGGACCTCATCGTTGGGTTCAACGAGCGGTTCTGTTTTATACGCCGGATCTACAATAACGTTCTATGATGTCACGGCATCGTTGTTTGTCACCGCTTCTTCCGCATATTCAACCCAATCGGCTGATAGATTCTTGGTGGAAGCTATTGCTAGTGGAAGTTTCACCGGATCGTGGAAGGGCGCTGCATCATCGGCGACAACACAACTTGGAAATTCCTCAATAGCTGCATTTGATAATTCTGTTATCTACGGATTGAGTGTAAGTTCTGTTAGAGGTGCATGTGCAATTCCGACGCTCACCTTGACAGGCATATTGAGTGGGTCATTTGGAGTGTTCAATGGAACATTTACTCCAGATGGAACTCCTACATTTGATACTTGCACGAATCAATGGACATCATCCAATGCAGATTATAGAGTATTAGCGGTTTTGTCTGATACACAAAATGCAACAATTTCGGATCTGGTTGCTCCAGGATTCTCCGGTTCAGTATTTGTTCAAGGACCTAACTCGGCAGTATTGAGTTCGTCATTGTTTGGTTCATCCAACAGTTCGTCTATCTCAAAAGAATTTGCTATTCAATTGAAATCAAGTGATAGCACTTCTCCATATGGAGTGTATGCTTTCTCGTTGGATTCATCGAGTCCTAAATACATAAAGAATGTGTTTGGCAATGATCCAAAAGTTGGTGATCCTGATTTGCACGCTGCAGGCACGAAGATAGATTCGGCTTATTTATACAAAGTGTTTGAGAACACTATTGGCATGGTGATGTCTGATAACGCACATTACTATATTAGTGGATCATTCTTGCCAAACGGTTCTGCCTTGTGGGCTGGAGATCCGTTGGATTTCACGGATGATTATTCGAGAGATTTGAACAATGGCGATTCGTCATTCAGCATCACACACGCAACTACACCTTGGATTATTTCTCAGGCAGTTGCAGCCTGGGATGGAACATCTTCGCCGACTCGGTATAGATTGTTTAAACTGCACACGTTGTCTGATGGAGAATCGACAAACACGTCGTATAAGGTTGAAGTTTCCAACGTAAAATTGGCTGGCCAGGTTGCTGGAAGCGATTGGGGATCGTTCACGTTGACTGTAAGAAAATACAGCGATACTGACAAGAAACCTGTCGTGTTGGAAACTTTCCAAAACTTGAGTTTGGATCCAGATTCGTCAAACTACATTGCACGTAGAATCGGTGACAGATACAATTACATAAATTTCGCAGGAAAGGTAATTGAATTTGGAACATATTCCAACAATAGCAGATTTGTTAGAATTGAAATGGCAACAAATCCTTGGTCGGTCACGGCCGTTCCTGCTGGATTTGAAGCATTGGCCACTCCTATAAATAGCAGCATGGGTCAATGGGTCACGCCAGTTCGATACACAAGAGCATCGTTGTATGGTGTTTCTCCTGGAAAATATCCATCTGGCGTAGCGTTCAATGATGCACCAACCGGAGCAGATTCGCAACTGTCAGCATTGTATCCTACGTCAAGCGTTGGAGTCGGTGCTGCTGATGATAACAAACAATATTTCGCTGCTTTGCCTGAATTCGGAGCATATCCAAGTTCTGGAAGAAACACGATCTTTGCTTTGGATCAAACGGTGTCGGAATGGGGATATGAAAAACCGTCCACAACGGGATCGTATCTCGATGCAAGTTTGAGTGGTTCTGTTCCATTCGTTTATGAATCGTCCACGACCGAACCGACGTATGTTAAAATGCGTAAGTTTGTTGTCGGATTCCAAGGCGGATTTGACGGACAGTCGCCAGCAACGGCAATAAACGTTGGTTCTGACATTGCACCAGGAAACACTCAGGGATTGGATTGCACCGACATTAACTCGGCAGGGTCTATTGCTTACAAACAATGTATCGCTGCTCTTGGTAACGCCGATGAGTTTGATATAAACTTGATTGTTGCTCCTGGAATAGTCCATCAACACCACCCATATGTTACCAATTTGATTGTTGACATGTGCGAGACTCGTCAAGATTGTTTCTACATAATGGATCTTCACGTCACGCCATCGACGGAAGGCTCGGTCGGACAGATTGATGAAGTTGTTGGTTACGCAGATTCGTATGATACGAGTTACGCTGCTGCTTACTATCCTTGGGTTAAAATCTTGGATACGAATACTAACAAAATCGTTACCGTTCCTCCGTCCGTAGTGTTGCCAGCAGTTTATGCTGCTAATGATAAAGTTGCAGGTGAATGGTGGGCTCCAATCGGATTGAGTCGTGGTGGAATTGAACAAGCTGTTCAAGTTTGTGACAGAACTACTCACGCAGAACGGGACACACTCTACGAAGGCAGAGTTAATGCAATTGCGGCGTTCCCTGGCCAAGGAATATCGGTGTGGGGACAGAAGACGTTGCAAGTAGCTGAATCCGCACTTGATAGAGTAGCCGTCCGAAGACTGTTGATTAACGTCAAGAAGTTCTTCGCTTCTACCGCAAAGTATCTCATCGGCGAACCAAACGTGGCATCAACGAGAAACAAGTTCTTGTCAATTGTCACGCCATATTTGGAATCGATTCAACAAAGAAGTGGATTGTATGCTTTCCAAGTTCAGATGAACGACGACAACAATACAGCAGATTTGATTGATAGAAATATACTGTATGGTAAGATTTGGTTGAAGCCAACAAGGACTTCGGAATTCATCGTATTGGATTTCGATGTGACCAGCACAGGTGCATCGTTCGGAAACGCCTAATTCAAAGTTATTCAAAAAAAGCCCGGCATTTCGCCGGGCTTTTTTGTTTATGTAAGGTTGTCTCAATATTTATTGTATGTATGAAAGTTTTCCTGAGAAAAAATCCTAAGCTTAATGCGCTTATTGAGCTTGTTTACTATCGAGGATATTTGAAAAATAGTAAAAGAAGAGGAAATGCTTGATGCGCTTGTTGTACTTGTACAGTTACAATATAAAAACATCGAGTCAAGAAATTTTATTCAACAAAATGTGCATTTAACATGAAAGTCAGAATTTATAACAAAAATTTGAATCCAAAATTTTGGACTCCGCAAAAAGCATTAAAGGCTGAAATTAGAACTGCACTTGTTGAAATTGCACGACAATTTATTTCAACTGCGGAAATAAATGTGCATATCAAAGATATTCTCTTCATTGGATCATCGGCCAATTATAATTGGACAGAATTCAGCGACATAGACTTGCACATATTGATAGATATATCAGAATTGGATGCTTCTCGGGAAATAGCAGATAAGCTTGTTAAGCTACTGGCGAAGAAATGGAATCAGGAACACAACATAAAAATCAAAGGACACAATGTCGAGGTGTATGTGCAGGATTTCAATGAGAAGAATGCATCGACTGGAGTTTATTCATTGACGGGAAACAGGTGGATTAACGAAGCTGAACCAAAGAAGATTGTTCTGGATAAAAACTTAATCAGGCAAAAATATGAATCGTGGAAAGTGAGGATTCATGATGCCATACGTTCCAGAGATTTAACAAAAACAAAACAGATGATGAAGGATTTGGTAAATGTTAGAAACGTTGGGTTAAAATCCGAAGGAGAATTTAGCACAGAAAATCTTGTGTTTAAAATTTTGCGACAGAGCGGGTTGATTGGACAAATAAAATCATCAATCCAGGGGATGGAAAACAAAGCATTAAGTGTTACTGACATTGTTCGTCCATAACCACTTGCCGTTGCCACAATCCCAGATTCTATCATATCCATTGTTTTTCATATTATCCCATTCTGTTAGGTTAGCATCAAACGTTGACAACAGATTGGACAGCTTGTGTTTTTGGAATCTGATTCGGTTAAACAATGTTTTATAATCTTTACTTACATACCAGTAGTTTGGTGGTGTGTTTTTTACAAATTGAAATCCGAGTTTTTCATATACTACTCCCGTGAAATATCGTTTGTCATTATAAGACACAATTGAGGTTGGAGATTTTTCACTTATAAAGTGAGAAAACAATTTGCCGGCACCGCCCACGACAGACACGTCTAGTTTATTACAATACCTATACATTTCGTATTGAATAGTTTTATCAAATCTAGATTTGCCAAATGTCATTACAGATACCAACTCATTTTCAAAAAAGAGTCCGTATTGGACAGACGACAAATCTTCTCCCTGCAAGTGGTTTTCGTTTAGAAAATTATTTTTCTCAGTGGTGGTGACGGATTTTATTACACAGTCCCGTGCAAAAATTTTTGTTGAAATGCACCCCAACGAATTCCTTATTATGGATTTTACTATGTTTTTCTTGTGAATCCATTCGTTTTCAAATATGTGCATCAAACGGACGTGGTGATCTTCACAACTTTTGTATTTGTTGATATGATACTGTTTGTTTATTCCCAATGAATTTTCACTATGCCAATACAATCCGTTCAATTCAAATGCTGTCTTTTTGAACGGAATATAAATGTCCAATTCTTTCCCAAACAATACCGTTCGGTCGTTTCTTCGTATTTCTATCTTCGCTGGTATTATAGACGAGATGAATAAAAACAGTTCGGTTTCTAAAGTATCAGAATCGTTCGGATTACACGTTTCACAAAACAAATGTGTGTGTTTATATACGTCTGTCACAAATTCGTGATTGCACTTTTTACACTGAAATCGGTATTTGTTTGAAAAATCATAACCAACATAATCCGTTATGGTAAACATCGGCGTTATGTTTTTTTTATCGCATAATTCCAGTATCGCCGCAAAGTGTTTTATTTTTCTACTATTTGATATTTTGAGTTGAATGTCTTTGTTTTTTGTAGGATTGTTCACACCATATTTAGCCAACGATGTAATTTTTGTCAATTCTCGGTTGTTGTAGTTCTCGTCATCATAACGGAGTTTTTTAGTTTGTCGTCCTTTTTCTATGAACTCTGGATTCTTCAACGCACAATCAACGCCATATTTATTGACCATTGATTTTCTAAAGTTAGAAACAACCTCGGCCGTTTTCATGGGGTGGTCAACGCCATACACTGACCGATATGTATTTAGTTGCGAGGATTTCATCTTTTCTTGGACAACCGTTGAGTTTTGAGCACACCGTCTATTGCAAAATCGTTGACTCCGTTTTCCATACGAAATCAGAAACTCAAGATTGCACCCCTCACATGTTTTTTTAACGAAATCTGGATTTATCTTCGGTCTTCCCATATCTACCTTTGGGTTTGAATGTAGATACATAATTAACATAAGTTTACGTAAAAATCAAACTATTTGATTTGATCAAATATTTATAAACAGACAACAATAAACTAATAACTATATGGCAGAACTCCTGAATCCCAACGAAGTATTCTTCACATCTTTTGAACCTAAAGTTCAAAATCGTTTTTACATGTATATTGATGGAATTCCGGCTTACGTGATTCGTAAGACTGATAGACCAAAGATTGTCAGTGAAAAGAAGACGTTAGATCACATCAACTTGCAACGTTACTACAAGGGAAAAACTACGTGGCAAGATATTACATTGGAAATTTATGATCCAGTCGTTCCATCCGCTGCACAAGCTGTAATGGAGTGGGTTCGATTGGGACATGAATCCGTCACCGGCCGAGACGGTTATATGGATTTCTACAAGAAAGACATCATAATCAATACACTTGGTCCTGTAGCAGATAAAGTAGAAGAGTGGAAACTTGTAGGCGCATTCCCAATCAACGTAGATTTCCAATCTCTTGATTTCTCCAACACGGGCGATCCACTTACAATTTCATTGACACTCAGTTACGACTACGCTGTGCTCCAATACTAATTGCGGTATCACATTTCAAAAAAATCTCCTGATATTTATTGTCCGGAGATTTTTGTTTTATGCCATAGTCCATAAACGAATATCGTCGTTTTAGACAACACACAATATTTATACACATGAACATCATAGGAATTTATCCTGTATCATCACAACCTCCACATTTGGGACATTACCGTGCGTATGAATATCTCAAACGTATCACTGGAACGAACACGTTTGTATCAACATCTAATGTGGTTGAATTGCCGCAGGCACCATTGAACTTCCAAGAAAAACAACAGATTTGGACTAGACATGGCGTTCCGATTGATAAGGTTGTTGAAGTTAAAGATCCTATAAAAGCTGCGGAGATTACAAAAAAATTTGGAATGGACAGAACCGCTGGAATTTTTGCAATGACAAACTCTTCGGCAAATCAGGTGTTGACTTCCAACAAAGGATATTTTGAGAAATATTCAGCGGACAACAAAAAGTTGGAACCATTGACTAAAAAAGCATACGTATTGATAATCCCGGATGAGGTGGTGACGGTAAACCAATTTTTAACTCCACAGATAATACGTCGGGGATTTGCATCCAAGGCCATGCCTACGGAACGTAAGAAGTCATTTTTCCAACAAGTTTTTGGTTGGTATGACATAAGCCTTTTTGATTTGGTTCAGAAGCGGTTTGCGGAGGCTAATACCGTAAGTGAAAGAATAAACGAATCTGCCATAGTTAGACGGCTGTTGAAACCAATCGTTAAAGAAATTTTGGGAGAATTGACCGAACCGATGGCAGACCCAAATATAGACACGGAGACGGGGATTCAAACAACCTCGCCTGGAGAAGCTGCAAAACTTGCTAGATTGAAAAAAGATGCTGCTCAGAAACATGTGAAGATGATTAAAACACAATTGGATTTGACCAAAAAGAAAGCGGAAAATGAAAAACGACAATCTATGGTCACAACCCACGATTTGACGGATAAGTTATCGGTTGCCAAAAAACAAATATAATTCACAAAATTTTAGTTTGTCTTCTATGTATGTTTTGACAAACTAAAGTTTTATGAGCGACACAATACCAATTACACGTCCCCAGTCTCAACATACGGACAAATCGCCGGTTCCGCATGAATCCTATTCGGAGATTCCGTCTCAGTTTATAGAAAAAATTACATATCCGACGGAGACGATTGAATTGCAATCCAACGGTTGGTTCTATCCCGAAGATCACCCATTGGCATCTGGAAAGATAGAATTGAAGATGATGACTGCAAAGGAAGAAGATATTCTCACCTCGCAGAACCTCATAAAAAAAGGCATCGTGTTGCAATCACTGTTGTCTTCATTGATTGTGGATAAGAGAATAAAACAAGATGACATTTTGATGTGTGATATAAACGGCGTGTATATGGCCATCCGAAGAATGGCATATGGTGATCAATACGGACCGTTAAAAATAAAATGTCCAAATTGTGGACAGAACGCCGAACACACAATTGATTTGGGGTTAATATCGTCCAAGGAATTTTCGTTTGAAAAATATCCACGGGGACAAAATCTATTTACGTTTGTTCTTCCATATTCCAAGAAAACAATCACATATAAAATCCTCACCCAAAAGGACGATGATTTGGTTGAAACCGAATTGAAGGCCATGAACAAAACGGCCCGTGATAAGGACCGAACGTCGGAAGTGACGACAAGATTGAAATATGTGATAAAATCAATTGACGGAGAAACGAGCATGGATCACATCAGAAAGTTCGTCGAGACGCAATTGGTTGCGAAAGATGCATTGGCTCTCAGAACATATATTAAAGAAAATATTCCTGCATTGGATATGTCATATCAATTTGAATGTTCCAATTGTAGCCATTCCGAGAAGATGGAGGTACCGATGACGGTACAGTTTTTTTGGCCTAGCTCCTGAACATAAGGCTCTAATCCACCAAGAGTGTTTTGATTTAGCATACACTTCACGGGCAATTTCCATAACCGAGTGTTATCAACTGCCCGTGCATTTACGTCGGTTTTACGTAAACTGTCTTATCAAACGAAAAAACGAAGAGTCAGATGCGGCTAAAGAATCATCTGCCGATAAAAAAGTCCGTGGTCGGTGATGTAGGTTTTTAACTATAAAGATGACGGTTCAACTATTTATAGTGAGTAGAATTTATATATGGCAGACCCAACCGGCAAGATTAAAACACAAAAAGACTTGATCCTAGATCAAAACGATCTCCTAAAGGATCAAGTTAGTATATTGCGTGAAATTGAAAAATTGACGGAAACCCGTATATCTGCCAATTCCGAGTTGCAATCTTCCATTAAAAAACACGTCGCTTCAATAGACCACGAACACGATGTATCCGAACGAATCAATAAGATAAAAGAGTTTGATAGATCTATTGTTAAAGAGACGACCGAATTGGAACGTCGGGGAGTTGAAATGCGGGCTAAGTTGGATAGCTTGAGAATGGGCGGAATATTGAGTCATGAACAGGCGATGGCGAATTCATCATATGAACGGTTGCATGGAGAATGGAAGTCAATCAATGCACAATTGAAAGAGTTGGAAAAAATTGCTCAGATAAATTCATCACTGATTCCACAAAATCAAAAAATAGCTAAATTATCTCAGATCATATCGGGATTTAACAAATCATCGTTGTTGTCATCTATTGGATTGGGACAACACTCTCAGTGGTTAAAGACTACAATACAAAACATAGTAATTCTGGGAGGCAGAAATGTAGGCTGGACAAATAACATGTTGTCTATTTTACAAAAATGGGAGGGTCCACTGTTGGTGGCGATGGTGTTGTTGAAAAAGACGTTTGAAATATTCAAGTCGTTGGATGCAGCGGCTTGGATTGCCAGAAAAGAAATGGGGATGATGCGTGATACGCATGTCGATCTAAGAAAACAGGCGGAGTTGCTTGTCAAGGAATATGCGCACTTGGGCGTAACGGCGGAGATGGCATATAAAACCCAACGAGCTATATCATTGGAATTGGGATCGTCGTTACTGGCAACGAAGGATATTGTAACACAAGCATCTTTGATGTCTGCACAATTTGGAATAAGTGAAGAGACAACGGTTAGAATGTTAAAGACGTTGGCACAAGTTGGACAGACGGTTGCTGGTGATCAGACGAAAATGGTTGGATTCGCAGCAGCGATGTCAAATGCTGCTGGTGTTCCATTGCCGCAGGTGATGGACGACATTGCCAAGTCGTCAGAAACGACCAGATCAATGATTGGCAAACTGCCGTTGGATTTGATAAAATCGGCAGTTGAAGCCCGCAGAATGGGAACGACGTTGGATAAAATGACAGCATCATCCCGAAAGTTGTTAAATTTCACGGAATCTATTGAAGCTGAAATGGAATCGTCCGTGTTGATGGGTAGGTCCATAAATCTACAATTGGCTAGACAGTTAGCGTATAATGGAAAAATCGTTGAATCAAACAATGAAATTCTTAGAATAACAAAACAGGTTAATTTTGATAACATGGACGTTTTCCAGATGGAAGCGTTTGCTCGGGCCACAGGAAAGTCGGTGGACGAATTGAAGAGCATGTTACAGGCTTCCCGTGAACAGGAGAAGATGCGGATCTCGGCACTGACGGATAAGTCGTTGGCCAAGAAACTTGCTGGCCTTGATGAATTACGAAAGGCTAACGAAGCGGCTGCGAAAATCCGAGGAGAAAACTATAATTTGTCTGTCAAAGAGCGAGCCAATCAAGAACGTATGACCGCAATAAGTCAAAATTGGAATGCTTTGATGACGAAACTCGCATATAGAATATTACCTATAATAGATGCAACGTTAGGTTTTGTTGTAGATCACTTTAACAAAATCGTTGCTGTGTTGGTTCCGACGATATTGTTTGCCACACAGCTGTCAAAAGTATTTACGAAAATGGGGGCATCGATGAGGTTTACCGGTGTAGCAAACAATTGGAAGTGGGCGAGTCATCTCGGAAAAACGTTTCTCCAATTTGGAACGACTCTATCTACGGTCGGTGCCAGATTGAAACCGATATTTACAATTTTAGGCACCGGAGGCAAGGCTATCCCCATCATTGGTGAGATAATAATGTTGATACAAGGAGTTTGGTCAGCGGGCAAACGACTCGTAAACCTCTTTTCGTTATTATTCGACGGCAAGTGGGCGGATGCGTTCAAGGCTGGCGTTGCGTTGGTGCCTGGAATCGTATGGGATGTAATTGGAAAAAGCATACTTGAACTGATCGGTTGGATTGCTGGGTTGTTCAATGATAAC